TCCGGCTCCGCCTACGCTGCGAGGACGAAGCGGGGACGAACGAAAATGTGCGAATAGCTCGCGCCGGTGTAGCCGGCATCGCCATAGCGGTACACAAAGCAGAACGCCCAAGCAGACGCTATATCTTTTAGCCAATACCATGAACTGCGGTTATTAAGTGTTTTTGTGCTGTATCTAAATAATGGCAACTGAACTTTTGCATTTCCTGTGTCATATCCAGAAGAACTCCATACTGTTGATCCATACACTTCGACTTCACTCATCAAAATGGCCTGTTCGCTGCTCCATTCCCAGTTGGATGAACAGCCAGAAGCCGAACCGAAGCGATTTACACCATTTGCGTTTAAGGCGTTTGTAATCAATTCACGGGTTGTTTTAAGGTGACTCCCGAATTCTGCATAAAGTTGTTGATTGATTGTCGCTCCACTTGCTGTACTTCCTGCACTCACAACTGGACCTAATACAGAGGTCCTCATTCGGCTTGCCTTATATCCATCTGTGGTAGTATCGGTTGTGTTCATTGCTTGTCTTCCAAAATGGAAACTGCCGCCTTCTCCTTTTCCTGGAATCATTACAAGATGATTGTACATCATATCAACAGTATCACCATTGCCTTGTAATGTATTAATGCCAGCAATAGTTACCCAAGCAGAGCCGATTGTCCCTTCATAAGAATTGGGACATGTAATTGCTCTGCTCATTTGAAAATAATCACCGACATAGATATCTTCTAAGTAAGAATACCCATCAGTTCCGTTGAGCCTTTTCCATAGTGTGCCGTCATTATAATATGCGGTAATGTCTTTCCCTAAAGCTCCGTTTACATAGCGGGGGATATTGTGAGAGAAGAAAAGCTGATTGTATTTCCAGACGGAATCGCCTGTAACAGGGGCTGTATTTGATTTAGCAATAGCGCCAAAACTCTTTTCAGTTGCAGAGAGAACTCCATTTGTTTCTGAAATTGATTCTATGTATTTCCCTGCCCCTCCGACTAGAGACGCATCAAGAGCTTCAATCGCAGCTTCCCTTGCTGATTTCTCATCATTGACAGCTGTGTTTACTTCATTTATTGCAGAAACAAGATTTGTTTTTGCCATTGTCTGTAAATCGGACAAAGTTCCGATTTCATTTTTTCTTTCCGTTTCCTCATCATTGACAGCTGTGTTTACTTCATTTATTGCAGAAACAAGATTTGTTTTTGCCATTGTCTGTAAATCGGCCAAAGTTCCGATTTCATTTTTTCTTTCCGTTTCCTCATCATTGACAGCTGTGTTTACTTCATTTATTGCAGAAACAAGATTTGTTTTTGCCGTTGTCTGTAAATCGGACAAAGTTCCGATTGAATCTTTATTGTCGGCTTCAAAAAAATCTTTTAAGGCCGACTGCTCGAATTTTCCATCAATGCCGTTTTCATCTGTACCCATCAGATAAGCCGATGGAGAGGGGGTTTTAGTTGGTTTTTCTATGAATCTTACGCCCATAAATTACTCCTGAGAATACAGTCATTTTTAGAAAATCATGTCTTCAATGGAAAAATCTTGCGGTAAAAATGCCTCGTTTTGTGATACTCCATGAGCCATTATCGAGCTGATTACGCCGTCTATGCGCTGGGTGCTAGCCTTGCTCTTTTTCATAGGCTTATAGTTTCCGTTTACATCCGGCTTGATTTCGACATTGTTAATCATCCAGAGCATGACGGGCGAATTGTCAACAAGGTGGCCGTCCTTCACGCTCTTTTCATAAGACTGAGTAAGCGGAGAGAGCTTTCTTAAACTCTGCTCGATTTCGACAAGGGCAATGTCCGGCCGTTCGTTTTCGATTCCCTGTATGACATCCTTTGCCTGCCATTTGTCGTAGCCGATTCCACGGATTTTGAAACGCAGGGCATCATCAAGAATGTCGCGGATGATGAAAGAATAGTCGATTGTTTGCCCCGGAATTGCGGTTATAATTCCTTTTTCAATCCACTGGAAAAAATTGATATTTTCCTTTCTATAGCGTTCGTGCGCCGTGCCCTCTGGAATGTAGAAGCGGTGAAAATAGAAGTCCTTTCCGTCTTTTTTGAAGAGTTTTGTGAATGCGCAGAGGTCGTCAACTTGTGCAAGGTCCAAACCGCCGAAACATTCCAAGCCATCAAAGTCGTCGATATTTGCCGTTAAAGATTTATTCTTCTGCCATGTTTCGATTGCAAGCCATGATTTTTCACCGCCACCGCCCCAGATTCCAAAAGTCTTTGCTTTCAGCTCCGGGATTTTGTGCGGCGTAAGCTCCGCGTCGTCAATGTCCGACTGAATTACAGAAGGATCAATGATGTCATAAAGGCTTGGATTTGCCTTCTGCCATACGGCCGGATCGTGGTAATCATCGCCTTCATCGAGTGCGTAAATTACGGAGAAGAATTCTTCCTGTGTCTGCACTCCATTCAGGATTCGCTTTGCCTTTGCGTTCTGCTCGTAGCAGGCGTTTGAAATCTCAACATCGGCAGTCGTAACTACGACAAGCTGAGCGTCTTTCTTGCTTCGCATACCGTATTGCATCGACATAAAAAGTTTATCGCTCTGAAAATCGTGGTATTCGTCAATGACCGCAAAGCGAGGCTTCAAGCCGTCAACGGACTTTCCGCCGTCGCAGTAAAAGCTGAGCCGGGATTTTTCTGAAATGTCCTTGAATGTAATTGAAAGGGATTTACAGTCGAGGATTTTATCAAGTTCCGGCTCTGCGATGATGATGTCTTGAACTTCCTTGAAGGTTTTTTCGGAAAGCGTGTCCGAAGAAGAAACTATGTAGCTTTCTGCGGCCTTGTACTTGAGGAAATTGTAGAGAACGAGCGGCAAAAGAAGTCCAGTTGTCTTGCCGTTTTTTCGGTTTACCTCGATATAAGCCATGCGGAAGCGTTTTCTGTCCGTGTCGCCTTTATGTCTCCAGCCTTCAAGGTTTGAATAACAGAAGATTTGCCATGGCAAAAGCTCGATTGTCTTCCCGTTGAGGTCTCCAGGCTTGAGTGATTCAGCAAAAGAAAGAACCTTGTCGGCCTCTTCCTGGATGTATTCGTAGGGGAAGTCCGCCCGCTGGGATTTTTTCAGGTCGTTTCTAAAGCGCTGGATTGACTTTTTTGTATAGATTCCGGCCGTTATTTTTCCGGAAAGAATGTCATCACAGTATTTTTCAATAATTTCTGCATAGTTTTTCATGCCTATACAGTCATTAAAAAAAATGAGTTGTCAAATATTGTTTGACAACTCAAAGGGAATTATTTCGTTAAATTGTCTGATGAAAACGCAAGGTCCAGAAGGTATCGGCTTGTTGTCTTTCCGCTTTTTGCGACAAGTTCTTTGAGCCGTTCCAATTCTTCTGGCTGACAGCTTACAGAAAAGGAAACACGTTTCAAGCCGGTGGCTTTTCGCCCGCCACCGTGGTAGCCGTAGCCAGAATATTTAGGCTTTTCTGTTTGTTCCATGATTGTTTTTCCTAGATTTTCTTGTGTAATAAATTACAATACCGATTACGACGCCTGCCATTATTGGGAAAAAAATTGACATAAGCACCTCGATGATTTAATATTAAAAGGAAAGGGAAGCTCGCATTTCTGCGAACTCCCCACCGACTTACTTAGATTTCTTGTCTAACCATTTGGTTATGTAGTACGTGACTACTGCAACAACCAGGGTTAGCAGGAAATCAACCAGCTTATCGGCTAAGTAAAGTAGTACTTCCTTCACTTAGGTCTCCTTATCAGCGCGTCCGCTGATAGTTATAATATAATGTCAATTCTGTTTTTTGTCAATACGTTTTACAAAAACTAAATTGCTATTACCATTGTTTTCATTTTCTTTTATCTCCTTCCAAGTTCAAGATAGATTTGCCCAAAGTTATAATATTCTTTCATTGTGGAATCATCAATGAAAATAATTCCGCCATCACTAATAGAATATTCTGCTACAAGTTCTGGATATTTTGTCTGCATTAATTTTGTAACTTCGGCAACTGCATTTTGTGCTATACAATTCTTTTTTTCTGCGATGTCAGAAAGTCTTTTGATTTGTTCTTCAAAATTCATTTTCTTTTACGCTCTAATAACCTTGCTTGTTGTCTTCAATTTCAACTACCTTAAAATATCTGCTAGGTTCATCAATTGGGCTTTCGTAATATGGAAAAGCAATCAGATTGTCCGTCTCTTCATCAAAACAACAGCCATTAACGAAGCCGTAATTTTCATTAGTAAAGAGTGATTCAAACTCTTCCTTAGTTATTTCTTTCAGTTGCATTTTCAATCCTCCTTTCCAAACAAAGATTTTACACCCGTATTTTTTATTTTTTTAAAGCCAAGAGTGCTTTTGCAATACATACATTCGAATTGAAAAAACGGATTTTTATTGTCAAAAGGAATCCAGTCGGTTACAAAACCACATTTTCTGCATTTCATTAAGAATTCTTTTTTCGTGTCGAACATTACTCACACTCCCTTACATCTGCAAGATGTATCGCATACACTGGCTTGTCTATATGCAGGTTAGTGTCCTTGCCGTCTATAATTTCAACCTTTATTATCCATGCTTCAAGCCGTTTTTTTGTATATCCTAATTGTAGAATACAGCTTGGCTGCCACCCACTATCCTTATATTCATAAGGAGTGTATTTAGTTGGTAGGCACCCCTCTCTATATAATCTTTTCGTCCAATACGGCTTCACTTCCCTGTATTCGATTGTTTTCTCACCACTCTTGATTTTCTCGTACCATTGTTTTTTAAGTGGAAATATTAACATGATTCAACCTTCCTTTGGTGGCTCTGGAAGTTCTTTCCAGGCAATAATTTCTTCATCCAAGAAAATTGTATTTCCGTCATAATTGGAACAGTACCATTCATGTTTTCTGTTTTTCTTGAATCGCATTCCTACAGTCCATCCTAATTCTTTTGTATAGATTAAAACTGGCTTCCAGTCTTTGTGCATATCACCGCTTGTTTCCGGGAACTCGTCCATGCTCGGATAATGGCAGGCATTAGCCTTGTTGTATCCTTCTTCATAGGCATCATATACAGTTTCTCGTGGAGTCTTATCCAATTTAATATTTCTTTGAATAATATCTTCTGCCTCTTTTTCAAACATCTTTCACCTCACTCGTTGGGATTTTCCCAAGAACTTAAAAATTCCAAAATGAAGATTCTCAGCAATCCGTTGATTATCCCGCCTATGATTCCGAAAACGATACATATAACCCAATCGCTCATAATTCCTCCGTTCAAAACATTGCTTCCAAGATTTCTCTTGTTACGCCATTTTTATATTTTTCTTTCATTTCCGTTATTTTTTCGGGCGGATTATCCGATACGCTCCGGCTCCGCCTACGCTGCAATAACGAAGCGGGGACGAACGAAAACGCTCGAAGTGCTCGCGCCGGTGTAGTCGGCATTGCCATCGTAGTCCACACCGCAGAACGCCCAAGCAGACGCTACATCTTTTAGCCAATACCAGACTGAAGATTCTTCATCAAAAGCAAAACCGATTCTATTTTTACCACTTTTAAAAAAGTCGAGACGGTTTTCACTAAAAACTTCTTCCATGCTAGGCAAATCGCAGGTTATTGCTGGCACACCATGTGCATTCAAAGACTTTAAGAATTCCGTCTGAAGATAAGCGGCAAGCTGAGTTTTTGAAAAATCGGACTGTTTATTAAAATCTATTGCTGATTGAAAAAGACAGTGATCAAAGATTAAATGAATCTCTTTTTCAGTTTTATTAATAACAATAGCCTCATCAGATTTAATATGTTTTTCTGAAAACTTCATTATCTTTTCGCCAGGTATTTCACACTTTGGGACCGTAAAAGCCGGAATAAGAACCCTGTCTCCGACACTTACATCCTTTTTACAGTTTAAGAATCCTTCTAAACTCCAAAGGCGATTGCTTTTGATAACTCCGAATTTTTTCATTTCCTACCTCCAAGTATTGCGCTGATTGCGCTTTCATTTTTCTGTATTTCCTGCCCTGTTTTTATGACATTCAGCTCGTCGAGGGTGAGCTTTGTCCTTGCTGCAGGGCTTATGTAGTATTTACTCCCGAGCTGGTCAAACTTGTTCGAGAGTGCGATATAGACCTTCTGTGCATTGGAAAACGCCTCGAAATCTTCCAGCGGGTTAAGGTCTGAATAAAGCGTTTGGACTTCCCTCAGTTTTTCCAGGATAAGGCAAAGCTGCTCAAGCTGGGGTATGTCGGCAGGGGAGAGAACGCGGATAGAAACAAGCATTGCCGTGAGCTTCTTCCAGTAGGCTTTCACATACTTGCTCTTGATTGTCTTCGGGCAGGCAATTTTTGTTTCTTCCGGAAAGATTGCAGTAGACTTTTTTGCAAGGGCTGTATCTGCACTCGGCTTGTTCTTTTCCCGTGTAGTGTTCAGCGTACCTTTTAATGCTTTTAGCTCTGTCGGCAGTCTCGGTCTCCCCATTTTTTTATATAAAACCTCCTTAAATTTCAAAAAAATAGTGTAATTCTCGCGCGTGAAT